AAGATAAAGGTAGTGCTAAAGACCTTGAAGAGAGTTTTAAAAAATTAGGAAGTCCAATGGAAAATATCTTGGACGCCATTGGTAGCATGTACGATGAGGCGGACAAGTTAAACAATGCGTTCTTACAAGGTAGGACTAGATTAGATGAAATGAATGATGCTGTCTCAAGAGCGGCAGCAGGTGTTATTCGTTTAGGTGGTGATATTTCTGAGGTTAGTCGAACAATGATTGGAATTGCTGATGGTGCGAGGAGAAATGTTATCGCAACAGAAGAACAAGTTAGTAAATTATATGCCGCGTCAACAATTCTTAATACAGATTCTAAAACTTTAGTTGAAACTTTTGCTCAAGTTGGGTATGAAACATCTCAAATTGGTCCAAATTTAGAAAACTCAATAGAATATGTTCAAAGTGTTGGTCTTAATGCCAAAACAGTAATGAAAGACGTTACTGGTAACATGGAGTTGATGAATAGATTCAACTTTAGTGATGGTGTTCAAGGATTGACAAAAATGGCAGCCCAAGCTTCAATGTTGAGGTTTGATATGCAAAATACCGCTAATTTCGCAGATAAAGTTATGTCACCTGAAGGTGCTATTGAGGCTGCGGCAGGATTTCAAAGGTTGGGAGTAAATATTGGTGGATTAGTTGACCCATTTAAATTAATGAACGATTCAATTAATGACCCAGGTGCGTTACAAGATAGTATTATTAAAGCGACAAAACAATACACTGAATTTGACGAAAAAACAAAATCATTTAAGATAAACCCTCAAGGTATCTTAATGTTAAAAGAAATGTCGGAAGTTACTGGTATTAGTAGTAAAGAACTTGCAAAAACCGCATTAGCAGCCGCCGATTTAGATAAAAGACTTTCGGCTATTAGCCCATCTTTAAATTTTAAAAACGAAGAAGATAAGCAGTTTTTGGCTAATATGGCAACAATGAAAGATAATGAGTATGTTGTCCAACTTAAAGATGATGAAACTGGTAAAGTAGAACAAAAAAAATTAGGTGATATTACCCAAGAAGAACTTACAAAGTTAAGAGAACAACAAGAAAAAGCCCCAAAAACTTTAGAAGATATACAAATTAACCAATTAGATGTTTTAAAAAATATTCAAAAATCTTTAGACGCTAATATTGCAAAAGGAACTTTTGGTATTGCTGGTTCTGCGGTTGTTAGAGGTAACGTATTAGGAGCTGACAGAATAACCAGAGCAGTTACAGGTGCCGTTGATAAAAATGTACCTGAAAGTGCTGAAATAACAAAAAGTGTTAACAGTGCTGTGAGTAAAATGGGAGAGCTTTTCCTACAAAAAGATACGGGTAAGATTAGTAGTGCGGATTTTGCAACTAAACTAGAAAAACTTCAAGACGGGATTAAAAGTAAAGCAAGTTCGTATGGAGAAAAAGGTATGGAGGCTTTAAAAGATATTTTAGAAGAAAGTAATAAAAAAGTTACTGGTAGTAGTGCAATTGAAAAAGAATTTAAAAAATATACTTCAGAAATTTTAACAGGTATTGGAAGACCTCCAGAAACAACAAGTAAAACTTCTGCAATAACAGGAACACAAAAATCAGAACCATTATCCAGAAGTTCTGTTTTTGGTAAAGGTAGTACTCCAACACCTATGGACACAAAAACAAAAACAACTAATATTAACTCCCAAGTTGATTTTGGAGGTACAATTACAATTAAAGTCGATGCACCTGCGGGTGTTAGTGAGCAACAATTTAAAACATTTTTTGAATCAGACGAATTCAAAAAAAAGATTTACGAATATTACAATCAAAAGGCAAAAGAGTTAGAAAGAAGATAAATGTCTAACAAAAAAACACCATCAACCTATTTATTAATAAAAGTATAAATGGGTAGTCCATTAGATTATATAAACACAGAAGGTTTTAGAAAAAAACTAATTACAAGGAATTTAGTACCTTATGCTAAGTCCCCTACTAAAGTTACGCCTCCGACAACTTACGAAGTAATTCAATCCGATTTTTCAGTGGTCGATAGTCCTGATGGTCTTATTGATACAACTTTTTATGCGGATAAACAATATCCGCTTAATAGGTGGGGTAACGACGGAGGTTACCAATTAGTACCTGATATTAGTGGAAACTTAAATACTGTATCAAATAAAGGTGAATATGGTCCTGGTCAACAAGATGCGCATATTATTGACCAAGCTAAGATTGCCGCTCAAAAAGGTTTTAATGGTATTACTGGACCGTATTTGGCGGTTAACGCTTTTGGTAATGGAGGATTAGAACAATATGATGCTGGTGTTTATATTACAACACCAGATACAATATCAAGTTCAATACCTGGTGGAATAAGACAGTTATATAATAATCAACCTTATCCAACAATTTTTAATCCTTCATCGTATAGTCCATTATCTATTTTATTAAGCCCCGACCCAACAGGTAGTAATGGATTACTAAGTCAAGATTCGTTTATTGCTCGTTTAGGTGCAAGAACACTTAAAAGAGAATTTGAAGAAAGAATTGGTAGAGCGATTGTTAGAGAAACTATTGGCCGTGCCAACTTTTTAAATATTAATAGTAGTACCAATGTTGTTAATATTCTAACGGGTAGAGTTCCGTTAATTGAACCTAATTATCAAATCACCGTTCCTGCCAATCCTATAACTGCCGCTGCTGATTTTGGACTTAGATTAGGTGGTAGTCTTGTACCTTTTTCATTAATACCTGGTTCATATTTTGACCCAAATATTAATCCAGGTCAACCAACAACAATTGGACAAGCTTTATTGGCAAATCCACTTGCCGCTTTAGGTAATTTAACAAGTAAACTTTTAGGTGCGGGTAAGACTGGTTCACAAATATTCTACAACAATACAGGTCCTGGACAAAAATCTATATTGTGGAAAAATATTAACTACAATAGATACAAACCAAATTACGATAGAACATTACTTGACAGATTAGGAGGTGCGATTGTAGGGACCGAAACAAACAATGCTAATTTTTATATTGGTTCAACAACGTCAGACCCATCAAGAGTATTCTCACCAAGTAGAGCTTTACCCGTAGACGCGTTTGGTAATGAACAACAATCACCTGTATTTGGACCACATGAGTTGGCACAGTTATATGAAGGTCCAAGTAAGGAAATTCGTTTAGGTGCTAATGGCCCAACATATAGTAATGGTGGTGGTATTGAAGGTGGATTCACTTGGGTGTCTCCAAAATACAAAGGAAATGCGGGTAAGAAAGTAGGTGTAGGTGGGGTTATATTAGACCAAGATGAAGACTTTAAACCTTCATCATATAATACAACCGAATCTACAGAAAGAACCTTTAAAGAAGGTTCAATCCTTGATGACACTCAAAGAATTATTAATAGCCAACCTGAAGGGGGTAAAAGATTACAACACGTTGGTAATGCAATAGACCAAGTTAGTAAAATATTCCATGATGGTTACAAAGAATTAACCAAAGGTTCAAAGGTTATACAATATACAGGAGCTATTGGACAAGAAGTTGGAACTGAATATTGTAGAGTTTTTACTAAAGACGTACCATATCTTCAATATAATGACCTACAAAAAACAGATGGAATTGTTACTGAAGGTAGAAGATTTTCGTATTCGGTTTTAGATAAGACATATAATCTTAACATTGCTCCAAACAAACAAGAAGGTGGTCAAGATTCAACCAATTTGATTGGAACATATAATAATGCTTATGCCAAAAAATATATGTTTTCAATTGAAAATTTGGCATGGGCGACTTCAAATACTCCAGGATTTTCAGTTGCGGATTTGCCTGTTTGTGAAAGAGGCCCAAATGGAGGTAGAGTTATGTGGTTCCCACCATACGGATTAACATTTAATGAAACCGTGCAAGCGAATTGGCAACCTAATGAATTTATAGGTAGACCAGAGCCAATATATACTTACAAGAATACTACTAGAACAGGTAGTTTAACTTGGAAAATAGTGGTTGACCATCCATCAGTTTTAAATGTTATCGTTAATAAAGTTTTGGCTAACGAAACAAATAAGGTTAGGGTTGATAGTATTTTAGAATCATTTTTTGCGGGATGTAGAAAATATGATTTATATGAGCTTGCAAAAAAATATTACACAATATCACCTAACGATTTATTTGATATACAACAAGCAATTTCATCAAAAGAACTATCAAAAGAACAATTAGAGTTTGCAATTAATACGGTTAAAACAACTCCTGATTTATCTAGTGATACGGGAACTGGTGGTGCTCCTGAATCAACACTTAAAACTTTTGAAAATGTAGGTTTTTATTTTGATAATAACAGACCATTAGAATTTAATCAACCGTTCACTCCATTATATGATAACTATATTGGACAAAGACCAGAATATCAATCAAAAACAACTTCAGCTCAAACAAGTTCGTTTTTTGATAGTGTGGTTATATCTAATAAACAAAAACTTGATGGTCTAATTGATACGTTAGAAAAAGAATTTATAAGTAACGCTAACTCTGAAGGTAAGATAGAAGGTGTTGTAACAATTACAATTGATAGTAGTACTTCACCCGCAGCAACACAGGCATATAATAATATTTTATCTGCAAAAAGAATTAATTCTGCGGCAATATTCATTACAGGTAATAGTAAAATGACAAAATATGTCGGAACAAATTTAATTGTTAAAATTGGTGAAGGTCGTGGTGAGAATACCCAAGTAATGAAATTTGATGACAAAACTAAAACTTTCGTACCAGGAAGTAGTGTTTCTTGTGGTGATAATGATGGTAGAAACAGTAACAGTACTGTACAAAATAAAGAAGTTTATACAACAAGGGCAATGGCTTGTAGGAGAGCGTATATCTCTAACATACAATCAACATTAAAGGCGCCTAAAGTAGTACCTCCAGCAAAAGTAACAACTGAAAATGTACCTAATGATGTTCCAAAGACAGTTACAACCCCTCCGATTGAACCTAAGTATATTGATAAAGACAATATAAGTAAGAGAGTTTTACGTTCTTTATTATCCGAGTGTGATTATTTTGAAACAATTAAAGAAGAAACTCCAATGGTTTACGATAACCTTAGAGATAAATTAAAATTCTTCCAACCAGCTTTCCACTCAATTACTCCTGAAGGGCTTAACTCAAGGTTAACTTTTTTACAACAATGCATGAGGCCTGGTGATACAATACCGACAATCAAAACTATTAATGGTGCTGCAACACCTGTTTATAATGACGCAACAAATACTTCGTTTGGTGCACCACCTGTTTTAATATTAAGAGTTGGTGATTTTTATAACACAAAAATAATCCCAACAAGTTTGGGTATCCAGTATGAAAATTTGGATATTAACCCAGAAGGTATTGGTGTTCAACCTATGATTGCAAACATTACATTAGGGTTTAACTTTGTAGGTGGTAGTGGATTAAAAGAATCTGTTGACAAATTGCAAAACGCATTAACATTCAATTATTATGCCAACACAGAAATTTATGATGATAGAGCTGATTCTACTGATTTAAGTTATAAAGTTATTGATGCTGAATTTTTAAAATTAGCACCAAGTAATGTTGCACCTCCAACACTTAATCAAACAACACCAAATAATGGCCAAAACAATAACAAACCAATTGGTACTGTAACAAGTAATGTCATAACCGAGACAGGTCAAACAGGTACAATTAATTATAGTATTTTTATGGATAAGGTTGTAACAGAAACTCAATCATATTTTACAAATGTTGTTAATAAAAATAGAGAAACGGTTAACCAATATAATAATGCCGTTCGTCAACAATGGATGATGGAACGAGTATATACTGAGGGTAATTTTTTAATTACAAAAACTTCAGGAACTACTCTGTTTGGTAAGTCTTACAATTTAGAAAAAAGAACTGATGAGATATTTGGTCAACTTGTTAAAGATATTAAGAATGATGATGAGGCGTTCATTCAATTTATTTCAGATAAATCTAAAAGGTTTTCAAATAAACTTATAAGACAAGTTAAAGAAAACTATTCAAATTTTGTTAAAAATAAAAGAAGTTCATTTCAAAGTGCGGTAACTAATATCACAAATGGTATGGTTGCGGTACAACAAAATTATATGGGATATATTGGAAGAATTAACACAATAACATATAGTGCAATCCCTAATACAGGAACTGATGGATACCAACAAAGTAATGGACAGGTATTTTCATACATCTTATACCCAACCACAGAAGTTGACGCTAGTTCGGCACCAGCAACAAATACTTTAGTTGAACTTGAAAATGATGTTAAAAAAATTAATAGTGGAATTACTGAATTTAATAAAATTGTATGGAGTGCAAATACTTTTACATACAACGGTAAATCGTATACAGGAACTTTAGTTTTACCTTTACCTTATAAATTACCTTCAGGTGAAGAAGTATTCGAACCTTTTAGTGTTAATCAAGACTATATTAGTTTAAGCCCTGGGTCGACATTTGATAATAATGTTTTTAGGAGAGTATATATGATTGTTTCTGATGATGTTACCGACACTAAAAAATATGAAACATTTAAAAATGCGTTAATTGGTAATACAATTAAAAACGAAGGATTGATTGGTAATGGTGCGGATAATATTGGTGAAGTTTTTGATGCATATTGGGATAAGATAGCAAAACCATTATTTATTGATGAAAATACTATTACTAAAGAGTTTATAAATTACATGGAAAAAGAAAGATTAAAAGATTTTTTAATTTATACTCCATTCACACTTAAGAAAAAAAGAAACTTTGAATATGATACTGAAAACGCGAATACAAATGCTCAAAAAGATTTAATAAAAGGTTTAGGTTGGGTTGAAAACCAAAACACAAAAAATAAAACATGGAATGACGAAAAACCTGCAGAGGTATTTATATCTAAAGCAAAACTTAACTAATGGCATACCAATATTGGAATAGATATAGTGATTTTTTAATTAACGGTGAACAAACCGTGGTTCCTTTTGTGCAATTACCTCAAAAAACAACAGACAAAACTTTTATATATAAAGTTGGTAGAAGTAGATTGGATGTGGTGTCTCAAGAATTTTATAATTCACCATACTTTGGTTGGTTAATTTTGCAAGCAAATCCTGAATTTGGTGGGTTGGAAAATTATATATATGATGGTGCGGTATTGATTATTCCTTTTCCGTTATTACCTTCATTACAAGACTATAAAGCATCATTAGATAATTATTTTTATTATTATGGCAGGTAATGTACAAGGAGACAATAGTGGAAATATTTTAGTAGAGTTTGATTATAATAATATTATTATAGTTGACCCTAATAAAACTATTGATGCCCTTGGAAATATTCGTGAAAGATTAGTTGACCACGAAAATTTAGTGATGTATGCTAATCTTGAGGCTGAAGTTGTACCAAGAACTAAACTATCGGTAGGGGGTAGTCCTGAAGATAGAATTAGAACTATTTCAGTTGCTAAAATGAATTTTTTGAGACCTACTGAAGAAAAATCTTTAACGACGGGTTATTATGATGAATTAACTGGTAAAAACGCAAAGAATGGTTTAGGGGTGAATCAAATGCAAGAGCAGATTATTGACCCAAAAAACGGTACAAAACCTTATGCAAAAATGACAATAACCGACCCAGGTGGCAAAGCAACCGATAATGGGTTATTGGGAATTACAAGTATTAATATAAAAACAAATACTTCTTTCGTTCCATCAGTATCAATGTCTCTTGAAGATATTCAAGGAAGAGCTTTATTCCAACTTGGAGACAATTCACCATATTCGGCATTTTTTAATTTACCGTATTGTCCATTTTATTTAACCCTAAAAGGGTATTATGGTCAAGCCATCAGATACCAATTAAATTTAAAAACATTTAATGCTAGATTTAATAGTTATAGCGGTAACTACTCAATTGAGTTAGAATTTGTTGGTTATAAGTTTAATATTTTAAATGAGGTGTCAATGGGTAACTTACTTGCGGCACCACACATGTACAGTACTAGATTTGATATTTCAAAATCTCCAACATCACCTGAAGGAGGAACAAACAAATCTATTGAATCTCAATCAAAAAGTGACGTAGTTTCAAGAGAATCGTCAATATCAACAGAAAATATAACAACAGAATTAGTTACAGAAAGAGGATATCAAAAAATAATTGAAGTTTATAGTGAATATAAGGCTAAAGGACTAATTAGTCCTGACTTTCCTGAATTTACGCTTGCTCAATTAATGACTAAACTTTTAACTTTTGAAAATTCAATTGCGGATAAATATACCAAAGCAGATGTTGAACCATTAACAAACATTAGAACATATAAAGAGACTTTAAAAAATTACTACAACTCAGTTTATGGTGATAGAGACTCTTGGTTTAACACGTATTTAAACCCAAAACCAATCATACTAAAAGGGACAGGACAAGAAGTTTATAACTTTAAACAAGAATTTATTAGTAATCCAACAAAAAAAGCGGAAGCAATTAGTTTTTTAAGTGCGTATACTATTGAGTATAATAGTTTTTTAGCAGAAAATCCAACTTTAGGTAAATCTGGTAAAACACCTATTAAAAATAGTATTACTTTTAATACTATGCTTAAACAAGTTGCTTTAACTGACATAAACTTAGAAAAAACAACAACATCTCAAACAGGTAAATTATTACCAACAACTGCGGATACTAAGTCAATGCAGTTGAGTTTACAAATGGCTTTAAAACCGTCTTTTGAAAAAAGTAGTGTCGATACTAAATTTGAAAGTTTATTTGGATATCTTGTTAATCCACCACTTTATAATTTTGAAGAGTTTCAAGATTTATTATCTAATATGGAAACTCAAGCAAATCAAAAACTATCAGAAGCTGAAACCGCGTTAACGAGCGAGTTGGCGAAAAAAATAGAAGAAAAAGTAGGATTTAATCCGACCGTTAGAAATATATGTGCGGTAATTATGGCTTCGGCCGAAGGTTTTATTCGATTACTTGATGAGGTACACACTAAAGCTTGGAACGTAAAATATGATCCTATAAGACAACTTGCGATTTTAGACAATCCATCTTCAGCTCAAGGTACAGAGACTGAAGGTAATGTTAAAATAAGTCAACCCGCTCAAAGTTCTAATCAAGGGTTAGTTAACGGTCAAACACCTGTGTATCCTTGGCCTCAATTTTTTGTGGAAACTCCTGAAGATAAGAAGGGTAGATTTCAGTTAAAATATATTGCAGACCCATCTGTTGTTGATTTAACCAAAGGTTATTTGTACGAAAAATGGCCAGAGGTTGAGTTTGTTGAGGAATACATGAGAGGATTAACTCAAAAATTTAATCCACCTGTATCCCAACCACCTATAGATAGTCAGGCAACGACAAACATTATTAATGTAAACGCTATTGAATATCCGTCAGAAGGTATTGCGTATGCAAATAAAGAAGAAATTAAATTTTTCTATGAAATATGGGAAAGACAATTTCTAACCTCAAACTACTCTGGGTTTATTAGGGCAAATAACAATCAAATAGACCAACTAACAAAATTAATTGTAAGTGCCGAAACTAATAATGTTGTAACTAGCTTAGGAGTTAGTTCACCATTTTTAACTTTAAAACTTAAAAACTATGATATTACTGCACAAAATTACCCATCTTTTTTAGAAAATATTTCAAACCAAGGAACGGGTAGAGCATATCAAGATTATATTAGAGATTTTTTTGTAACACCATATATTAGAAATCTAACCGAAAATTCTTTTAATATTTTAAGTTTAACTGATTTAGGTAAAGAACCACAGACAACAACAAATACTGATGGGTTATTACAATTAGTTAAAAATGTAACAAATGAACCAATAATCATTGATACATATCCATTTACTGACCCAACATGGGTGGCAACACACATGGCAAATAGTATTACGAATACTAAAAATTTTGTATATAACACAAATAGAGTATTAACTGTTTTTGAAGATAGAGATGTTATTTCAAATTTTAATAGTGTTTATAATTATAGTAAAAATAGACCTGTAACTAATTTTTCTTATTTAAAAGTTTCTAATCCAACAAACCAAATAACTTCAATAGGGTTAGATAGTTTTTATTTAATAAGAAAAGACCCTACATTTTTTGTACCTACTGAAGGATATGTTAATTATTTTTCACCTAGTAAAAACATTCTAATTGAAACAACAACATCAATGTTGAATACTCCGTATTTTATAAATGCAATTCAGAATGGTGTTAATAATTGGAGAAGGAAAGACCCATATCCATACACACAAGCGGCATATCTATTTATTAATTCTTTACCATTAGCATCATTAAAAGAAAAATATAAGACTAATGGTGAGTCAAGTGATTTAGATTATATTGCATCTTGTTTTAAAAAGTTTGGTGCAATTCATAAAATGCCATATGCTTGGGTATTAAAAATGGGTTCAATATGGTATAGATATAAGACTTATATTAATAGTAATACTGATATACTAGAGTCTGCTTGGAAAAACTTTGATTACAAAACAAATTTTGATCCAGTAACAAGTTCCGACACAAAAACATATACTTTTAAATTTGATGGTGAAAATAAAATCACACTACAAAATGTTAGTAATAATATCACCAAAATTCAAACAGGATTCTATCCAAAAGTAATTAATGATTTTAATGTTTTTTATAATGGATATAATTTATATAGTGGATATACTGACACTGAAATACAAGAAAGTATTGATAGAGGTGTTAAAGTTTATAACTTTACAGATTCAAACATTAATGCTCAAACTATTGTATTTCCTTTAATTACGCCTACGCAATACTCAACCATACAAACTTGGTCTGTTGTGTTACCTAATAATACTATTGACCCAACAGACGTTGGAAATGCATGTAACCCAAGCAACAATACAACCGCTTTAAAATATTATGTGGTACCATCATTTGGTTCTCAAATCAATCAAGTAAAAAGTGAATGTTTAATTAATAACGAACCTAAGTGTATTTTTATTGATAACCCATCCATTTATAATGGTTCTGTTAGATTATTATGGTCATCACCAAACTACGGTTATTTTGATAATACCCAAATTTCAAAACCGCAAGCTGACTCCTATATTAATAAAATTGAAACTGGTACCAAACAACAATCTCCATTTAAATTATTGATGGATTCGGATTATTCTAAGATTGAAGAAATATTTTCAGTTTTTGATAAAAGTATTTTAGATAAATTTGAAAATGAATTTTTAAACTTTTGTAAACCAGCCTCAAATATTGATTTAGGTTTACAAGTTGCGGTACCAATAGGGGTTTCACCTGTTGACTCAAATGCGTTATTTAGAAACTTTCAGTATCTTTTTACAAATATGATGGAGATTGACGGTAAGGAAAGTTCGATTACTAATGGAGAATATTTTAAAACAATTGGGGAAACACAATTAACTATTTTTTCAAACACTATTAAAGCGTTTTTAGAGTATGATGTGATTTTAAAATACGGTAATCCTGCGGATTATAATAGAAGAGTGATGGCCTCATACCTTGCTCAAGGTGGTGGAAACAACGATGTTGTTGACCCAATAATATTTAATCCATACGTTAAAAATAGTTTACCATCATCATTAAATACAATTACTTTAGATGTTTCTAAATCAAGATACCCTAATGCTTGGAAAGTTTTGGAAACCGAAGTTGGGTTTTCAACAATACCAAATTTGACATACGATAATAACGGTTCATACATTACAGATTTCTTTATTGATAATGATATTGAATTTACTGAAAACAATGTAGTATTGTTAGCACCAATTATAAAAATGTATGCAACTCAAAAACTGTATACACCAACATTGTCAGGAACTGAATTTAAAAGTAGGGTTCAAACTTACTTAGGTTTAACTTCAAATTTTCAAAATAACGTATTAAATCAAATATTAACTAGAGTTAGAAAAGATTTACCTGACCAACAAGAATTACCCGAAAGGGCAATTCAAAGTGTTATTGACGGACAACAAAGTAAGGTAGAAAATTACGAAGTATTCAAAGCGTTAAATGACAAATGGATTGCAGGTTCTGATTATACATCTAAGACTTTATTTGAAGATGTTATGTTCTTAGATAGAGCATCAAGAAATATTGGTGACACTATTATTATTGATATTTTTGATTTAAAAAATATGTTGAGTGAAAATTCACTTAACATGGAGATGAGCGTATTCACATTTATGAGTGGTATTTTAATTAAAAATAAATTTAATGTTATGCCACTTCCTGCTTATGTTAATTTTTATAATATACAAGAAGTTGATGGTACAACAATACCACAACCTGAAGGTAGTCTAGAATTTGCGGACAATATGTGGGGGACATTTTTAAATGTTGATTATAGAAAATCAGGGCCAAAAATGATTTGTTTTTATGCAGGACAACCATCAACACACTTAGATTTACCTAAAGGAAATTCAAGATTTAGAGATGATGCGTTTGATTTAAGGAGGGCTTCAGATAACCCTTTAATTGAGAACCCTGCGGGTAAAAAAGATTATGCTATCTCAAACAAATGTGTTGGGTTTAATGTTGATGTTGGGAATAGAAATCAAAACATATTTTATTCAATTGATGTTAATATGGATTCTGGTAAAGCAACTTCAGAGTCAATACAGACACAATTAAATATGGTTAATCAATACAACGGTAAAAATACCGCAACACAAAATGTTGGTTTATACAATTTATATAAACAAAGAAGTTATCAATGTACTGTTAGATGTTTAGGTAATGCTTTATTACAACCAACAATGTATTTTAATCTTAGACATGTACCAATGTTTAACGGACCTTATTTTATAACACAAGTTGACCATGTAATAACCGCGGGTAACTTTCAAACATCATTTACAGGTACTAGACAAGGAATATACGATTTACCATCAATTAATAATTTCTTACAAAGTATTAATCAAAACTTATTAACTAAAATTGAATCTCTTGTTAAAAACTCTAAAGATGATGTTACAGCCAAGGCAATTACAAACGTTGATAAGTCTAAATATATTAGTCAGGCTGGCGGTAGTACCGCCGCCGCTCAAAATTCATGTCGTAATAATTTAGCGGTTGCATATAATAGTTTTGGAGATGTTCAATCATCAACAACAATGAGTATTACTATAGATGACTTTGTTAAGGAACTTGAAAAGAAAACAAGTAATCCTAAGTTACAAGTTCTTATTTACATGATATGTTATGCAAAAACATTTGACCAAACTAAGTTTTATGGATATGCCAACAATTATGCAAACGTAACGTTAACAACAGACTACGGTCCAACAGGTAGTGGATATTTTAGTTCTAAAAAATATTCTTGTGTTAACATTCCAAATTCAACAGGAACAAAAACGTCACAACCAGTTGCAAATTTTAATACAATTGGAGATTTTTTTGATTTTATGATTGCTAGATTATTACCAAGAGTTAACCAAGTGTTTGTTAATGGAATGGGTATTACCAAATACTATGTTTGTCATTGGCCTGTTTCTAATGTTGAAGAATCTTATTATGATTCACATACTTCGGAATTTACAACTTTAGAGGAGACATTTAACAAAGCGTTTAAATCTGCAGGAGTTGCTGGATTAAATGTTGAGGCAACTACAGAATTAAAAGTTGCAACTACAAACCAAAAGAAAAAAAATAATAACACTTTGGCTGGTGTTACAACACCAGCAAATAATTTAAACACAACTACAAATGTGGTACCGTCTTGTCCACCTCCAACAATAACATCATTCTCACCATTAACAGGTGTTAGTGGTACTATTTTAACTATTGTTGGTAACAACTTAGATGAGGTAACGGGTATTACAATAAATAACGTAACCACAACTACAGGTATAACCATTTTAAATGCGTTTAATATTAGTGTTGTCGTTCCTTTTAGTAATAATGGATTAACAAATATTCAACAAACCCCGATTATTGTTAGAGGAATTCATGGTAGTACAGTAACGTCAGGATTATTTACCTATAATCCATCTCAAGTGACTCCAATACCAAATAATACAAACAACACCAACACTCAGCCACAACAAACAGGTCCTGTCACATTAATAGAAAATACACAAATAGGTGTAAACGGATCAACATCAAGTTTGATGGTTGGAGTTAATCCTCAAGTATTAAACAAAAATACTTGGACATTAGACCAAACTGTTGAAATGGTAGTTTCTGTTTATGACAATAATGTTGTTAATAATCTCAAAACAAAAACATTAAATAGAACTGTAACAATACCAATTATAGGATATGTTTCGAAAAATGTGTTTAATATAACACATGAAAATTTACAGGTTATATTAGTAAGTTATCCTATTGAAGAATTTAAGGTAAGTCCTATTACACCAACACAGACGGCTCAAATTAAATTTACAATAGTTGCGGCACCTACAGATAGAGCAATAAACATACAGGATGTTACACAATCATTTAATTTTGATTTTAGACCAACACAAACAACAATCCCAACATTTGCGGAAGTTGCGGCATCAATTGTTTTAATTGGTGAAAGTCCGACTTTACAAGGTAATGGACCTCAGTTTTTTAACATTAAAAAACCAGATAACAATGGATATATTACATTCCAATTTAATACCCCATCGTTTCAAGAACAAAATTATGTTGAAATATATTTTTTAGATTCGGATGGTGATAAAGCATCTTCAAGTAGATTGGTAGATACTCAAACAAGGTATACATATGAATATACTTTAACAGGTAAAGGTGTTTTCAAGTTAATTGTTAAGTATAGACCTTATGGACTTAAGTCACCGGTAAATGGTCAGGTATTAACTCAAACAGTTGTTGGACCACCATTCACTTTATAACTTAATCATATATTTATATAGAAACATTATTATGGATATTAAATCAGCATTAGATAATTATCTTGGTAAATCAACAAGATTCTCCCAAGAAGACAACGGTGATGGAACTAAACAAGTTTGTGACTTAGATACAGGAGATTGTTATACTGTAAGAGAAAGAGACGGTCTTATTGAAAGAGCCGGACACCAAACAACTGCCAACAGAAAAGTTAGAGTTGAAACTGCTAACGGTATAAAACAATTATTAAACGGTTAATACTATGAGTTTAGATAAAAAAATATTAAGTGAAATTAATAGATACAGAAGTATCAATAAATATATAATGGAGCAAGATGCGGAAGTACCTGCCGATTTAGGTGCATTAGCACCTGAAGCAGGAGCTACACCTCCACCACCTCCTGCAGATGTTGCTGCAACACCTCCACCACCGCCAACAGGTGGGTCTGAACCAATTGATGTTGAAAATGACCCTGATGTTGAAAAAATTGATGATGAGGGTAAATCTGATGAAAAGAAAGATGAATCATCTGATTCAGAAGAATTAGACATCACAGAATTAGTTACCGCTCAAAAAGATATTCAATCTAAACAAGATGACTATTTTGAAAATTTATTTGGTCAATTAAATAAATTAGAATCAAGATTAGGTGAGATGGATGCAATTATGAATAAACTTAATGCTCTTGAAAACAAAATTGAGAAATACAGAGAAAAGACACCTCAAGAAAAATTAGAGTTGAGAAGTTATGATTCATATCCATTTAACCAAAAACTTTCACAATTTTTTGACGACAAACAAGAAGAGATGGAAAAAACAGGAAAAAATGATTATGTTTTAACTCCTGATGATGTTACAGACATTAACGTTAACGATATCAAAAGTTCTTTTCAAGGAAATGGATTCAAAGACGAATATAAATACAAATAATATTAATTTAGACATTAATGAAAACCACCTTTTGGGTGGTTTTTTTATTTGACAAATCCAGAAAACTATACTATATTTACATAACAATTTAAAAAATAAAAAACATGATGAGTTCATTAGACGCCGTATTGGCACAGTACGAAAAAGCACAACAAGGGGGCGGGGCCCAAAACAAAATGTCACAAGACGAAAGAATGAAAAAGTATTTCGCTTGTATTCTTAGTGACAAAGAGAAATCAGGACAACGTAGAGTACGTATTTTACCTACATCAGATGGTTCTTCACCATTCAAAGAAGCATGGTACCACGAAATCCAAGTAGGTGGACAATGGCAAAAATTTTACGACCCAGGAAAGAATGACAATGAGCGTTCTCCTTTAAATGAGGTTTATGAAGAATTAATGTCAACAGGTAAAGAATCTGATAAAGAATTAGCAAAACAATACAAGTCTCGTAAATTCTACATCGTTAAGGTGATTGATAGAGACCACGAAGAAGACGGTGTTAAATTTTGGAGATTTAAACACAACTATAAGAATGATGGTATCTTGGATAAAATCATTCCAATTTGGAGAAACAAAGGTGACATTACTGACCCTGAAAAAGGACGTGACCTTATCATTGAATTAACAAAATCTAAAACACCTGCAGGTAAAGAATATACAAGTATTTCTACAATTATGTATGACGACCCAACAGCAATACACGAAGAAAAGGTTCAAGGTAATTCTTGGATTAATGACGAGTTGACTTGGTTGGATGTATATTCTAAAAAACCTGTTGACTATCTTGAAGCAATCGCTCGTGGAGAAACACCAAAATGGGATAGTGATAAAGGTGGTTATGTATATGGTAACGACACCGAATCTACAACATCTATGGGTGGAGCTAAAAAGGCTGAAACAAAAGCACCTATTGTTGACCCTCAAGCGAATGACGAGGTTGACGGAGATTTACCTTTCTAATAAAACAAAACACATCATGTATGGTATCTTGTATGGTACCATACATGATTTAATTTATATCACACATGGCAATAAAGAAAAACGATTTTAGTTCAGTTAAGAAGAAATTCTCAACTTCTGCAAAATACAAGCCCCAAAGATTTTTTGACTTAGGACAAGATTTCTTAGATGCGGTTGGATTACCTGGCCCCGCAATCGGACATTTAAATATGTTCTTGGGTCACTCAGATACAGGAAAAACTACAGCGTTAGTTAAAACTGCCGTTGATGCTCAGAAGAAAGGTATTTTACCTGTATTCATTATTACAGAACAGAAATGGTCTTTTGAACACGCAAAACTTATGGGATTTGATTGTGAAGAAGTTGTTGACGAATCAACAGGTGAATTGGATTGGGATGGTTTTTACATCTTCAATAACAATTTCAACTACATTGAGCAAATCACCGACTACATCAATAGTTTGTTGGATGCGCAAGAAAAAGGTGAGTTGGATTATAGTTTATTATTCTTATGGGATTCTGTAGGTTCAGTTCCTTGTAAGATGACCTTTGAAGGTAAAGGGGGTAAACAACACAACGCATCTACACTTGCAGACAAAATTGGTATGGGTATCAACCAACGTATTTCAGGTTCTCGTAAATCTGATTCAAAATATGAAAACACATTGGTTATTGTTAATCAACCTTGGGTTGAATTACCTGACAATCCATTTGGTCAACCAAAAATTAAAGCTAAGGGTGGTGAGGCCATTTGGTTAAACTCATCGTTGGTATTTTTATTTGGTAATCAAAAAGGTGCGGGAACAAACAAGATTACCGCAACCAAAGACAAGAGAAGTGTTAAGTTTGCAATTAGAACAAAAGTTTCTGTTATGAAAAACCACATCAATGGATTGGGTTATGAAGATGGAAAGATAATTGTAACACCACACGGGTTCTTAGCAGGAAAAGAAGCTGCAGAAGAAAAGATATCAATTGAGGTTTACAAAAAAGAATATGCCGACTATTGGAAAAATATTCTTGGAGTTGCATCTTTAGATTTTGATTTAAAAGAAGAAAAAGAGGATTAGTATATTGTTTCACATTATAAATCACAAACGTGATTAAAACATTATTAGTAGACGGAGATAATTTATTTAAGATAGGATTCCACGGAGCAAAGGACGTGTTTAACGACGGAGCTCATGTGGGCGGAGTATTTCACTTTGTGAGTGTACTCCGCAAATTCCTTGACGAACACAACCATGATAAAGTTGTTGTGTTTTGGGATGGTGATTCTAATTCATCCATCAGAAAATCCATATACCCCCAATATAAAGCAAACAGACGACAAGATGATATGAATGAATACAAGTACGAATCGTATTTGTATCAGAAGTCTCGAATCAAACAATATCTTGAAGAGATATTTGTAAGACAGGTCGAAATACATGACAATGAAGCGGATGACCTTATTGCTTATTATTGTAAGATATCTAAAGACGAAAAAATTATTATTTTTTCTGCAGATAAGGACCTTACACAGCTTATCTCAGCGGATGTGACAATCTACTCACCTATCACAAAACAATACTTTAAAAACGGAGATATGATATCTCTGAACAAAGTAGACATACCTCACTACAATGTATTATTAACAAAGATATTCACGGGTGACAAATCCGATAATATCGATGGAATCCAAGGACTTGGAGAAAAAACTTTAGTTAAATTTTTCCCTCAGGTGCAGGAAAAACCTTGTACTGTAGA